CAGTTTTGCAGATTTAACACTGTAAAACGCGCGAGCCTGAGCCATTGCCATACGACTGCGATGCCAGTTTCGCAGATTTAACACTGTAAAGTGTGGGCGAAAAAAAGCCCCTGCCGAAGCAGGGGCGATGAGGATGGCCGATGTATCAATCAGTTTGCGGTAGCTTTTGCTTCCATCTTCGCGCCAACCTTCGCGCCAAGTTTCTGAAGGGCGGCCTTTGCTGCGCTGATGTCGTCTGCCGTGAGACCGGCAGGGATGGCCTTCCCGAGTTTCACGACGCGCTTGAAAGCGGTTTCTAAACTTTCTTTATACTTGTCCAAATCCGACTTAGTAGCGGGGAATGCATACTCGCAGAGTCGCGCAAAGTAGATGGTCTGATACCCCATGTAGCGGTTTGCCAAATCCAGTTCGCGCAGCGCGGCCTCACGCCGAGTTTTGGACAAGTCTGATTCAGCGACTTGGCGCGCCGTGAGAAGTGCACCGGCCTCACGTTTGGCGCGCGCATCCTTAATCTTTTGCGGCAGCGCGGCAACGATGTCGGCCTTGACTTCGGCCGTGGCGGTCTCGGAGACCATTGCATCCAGCGCGCCATACTTGGCCGCGTAGTACGCACCGGCTGCTTTCCATCCTTCAGTCTGCGCGTCGGACGCATCTTTTGCTGCGGCCTTTGCTGCCTCCACCTTCGACTCACCTGCGAGAAGGCCCGACAGAATGGTGACGATGGCGACTTGCTCGGTGGCGACTTGCTCGATGGCGACCTGCTCGTTTGTGTTGATTGCATTCATGATTAGGTTCCTTTTTACACTGTTAAATGCCTGCTGACCGTTCAGCAGGTAGACGTATTATGCGCTTTTGCGCCGCCATAGTCAAATTTTTCGCTAGGCCGCGCGCCCCCACCCCTACCCCACCCCCCAAGACTGCAATGGGACTCCGCCAGCGCCGCTACGCACAGTAATCTGCACAGTACAACACAAAATTTTTTGCTAATTTATACTTAACAAAATCAATACCCCCTACCCCACCCCCTCATTTACAGAACACCCCCCGTCACTTTTTATTACCTCCCACATGCCCCCCGTCACTTTTTATTACCTCCCACATGCCCCCCAGTGATTTTTACGAAAAATATGGCCGTGCCCACTATCAAAAGAACAAAGAAAAGTGTATAGAGCGGAACCGTAAGCTCCAAGAACAGTACAAACAACAATGGCATGATTACAAAGCAACTTTATCCTGTGCCCATTGCGGAGCTTCTCACCCTGCAATCATGGACTTTCACCACATAGATAAAGACGACCCAGACAAAAAACATGTGAATAAACTTATTAAGGACCGATGTTACGCGCAGGCATACAAAGAAATTGAAGAGAAGTGTGTAGTATTGTGTGCTAACTGCCACCGTATCCATCATTACGAAGAGCACTTAAAACAAAAATGCCCCTAGTAATCACCCCAGAGGTAGGTATTCCACTACCCGTCAACGTTACACCGGAAGAAATCGAAGACTTTCGGGATAAAGCCCGTGCCATGTGCAAAACAGTTCTAGAGCTAATCAAGAACGGGGCCGAAGTATCCATCACAGAAGACGACGAACGTGAAGCTAGAGAGCTTTTTACGGAATCAAAGCCGCTGCACGTTAAAAAAACCACCCCCGGTGCTGTATTAAAGCTTGAAGCCCTGCTTTCTTCTTACGACAAAGAGCTTGTTAACGCCTCACACCGGCTTAGAACGTTCGTAACTAACCGACTTATTGAAGAAACTGAGAACGAAAAGGCTGGCGACAGGCTGCGGGCACTAGAACTGCTGGGCAAAATCGCCGAAGTTGGCTTGTTTGCTGAAAAAATCAACGTAGAAGTAACATACAAGGACAGCAAAGAGCTAGAACACGAGATTTTAAGCCGTATCGAAGAGTATATTGATGCCGAAGTTGTTGAAATTAAAGAAGATTCGCTGTTAGATGTGGATTTAGACGCTGAATTAGGGTTAGACGAACAAGAAAACGAAGAAGATGACACCTGAACTAGCTCAAAAACTAAAAACCGCGCTTCCAAAAATGCCGGAGCACGAGCGGCAGAAGATTTTGGGGTTGTTAGATGAGTACGAGAACAAAAAACAAGTTGAGCTTGCTCAATCTAACTTTATGGCGTTCACGCATAAGGTCTGGCCTTCGTTCATTGATGGTGCACACCATAAGAAAATGGCGGAAGCGTTTGAAAAAGTCGTTAGAGGGGAAATCAAACGACTTATCATCAACATGCCCCCTCGCCACACTAAATCCGAGTTCGCTTCATACCTATTACCTGCATGGTTTCTTGGTAACTTCCCGACAAAAAAAGTCATCCAAACGTCGCACACAGCAGAATTAGCCGTAGGTTTTGGTCGTAAGGTGCGTAACTTGGTCGATAGTGATGTGTATAAAGAGATTTTCCCTGAAGTCGGTCTGCGTGCTGACTCACAGGCGGCAGGGCGTTGGAACACCAACATGGGCGGTGATTATTTCGCTATCGGTGTGGGCGGTGCGGTGACTGGTAAGGGTGCTGACCTGCTAATCATCGACGACCCGCATTCGGAACAAGAGGCAGCCCTGTCTGAGACCAACCCCGAAATCTACGACAAGACTTACGAGTGGTATACGTCAGGCCCTCGTCAGCGTCTCCAGCCGGGTGGTGCGATTGTTATCGTGATGACACGGTGGTCAAAGAAAGACCTCACTGGGCAGGTTCTAAAGGCCGCTGCACAACGCAGTGGTGAAGAGTGGGAGGTGATTGAGTTCCCAGCTATCCTGCCTTCTGGACGCCCCCTATGGCCTCAGTTCTGGTCACAAAAAGAACTAGAAGCGTTAAAAGCCGAACTGCCACACGCTAAGTGGATGGCGCAGTATCAACAGGACCCCACAAGTGATGTGTCGGCCATCATCAAACGGGAATGGTGGCAGATTTGGGAAGAAGAGGACGCGCCTAGATGTGAGTTTCTTATCCAGTCTTGGGATACCGCGTTCTTAAAATCTGAACGTGCTGACTACTCCGCGTGCACTACGTGGGGAGTGTTTTATCAAGACGACGATACGGGCACCCCGCAAGCCAACATCATTCTTTTAAACTCGTTCAAACAGCGCATGGAGTTCCCCGAGCTAAAGAAAGAAGCGCAGGAACAGTATCAAGAATGGGAGCCTGATGCGTTGATTGTTGAAGCGAAGGCTGCCGGGTCACCGCTTATATTTGAGCTTAGAGCTATGGGCATACCGGTACAAGAATATACCCCGTCAAAGGGTAATGATAAGATTGCTCGATTGAATGCAGTGGCTGATATTTTTGCTTCTGGTAGAGTGTGGGTACCGAATAGAAATTGGGCGGAAGAGTTAGTAGAAGAAGTTGCTAGTTTTCCGTCTGGAGAGCATGACGACTTGGTGGATAGCATGACCCAAGCACTACTTAGGTTCCGTAGGGGTGGGTTTTTACGACTGCCTAGCGACGAACCGGAAGAAATTAAATACTTTAAACGTAAACGCGGTGCGTATTACTAAGGAAAAAACATGGCAACTAATATGGACAAAGCTCTCTATGAAGCCCCTCAAGGACTAATGGGAGAGGACGAAGATGAGGGACTTGGTCTAGGAGTAGGGCTTGAGATTGAGTTGCCAGAAGAAGCCTTATTGGAAGGTGGAGTAGAGGTATCTCTAGGTGTTGACGTAGAGCCACTAGAAGACGTTGAGTTTGAAGAAAACCTAGCAGATTACTTAGACGAGTCAGTGCTTGAGACATTAGCGAATGAATTAGTGGAGCAGGTTGAAGCTGACATCAACGCCCGCAAAGATTGGGCAGATACGTACGTCAAAGGTCTGGAAGTATTGGGGTTGAAGTATGAGGAGCGCACAGAACCGTGGGATGATGCCTGCGGTGTTTACAGTGCAGTTCTTGCAGAAGCGGCTATTCGGTTCCAAGCCGAAGCAATGAGTGAGACCTTTCCCGCAGTAGGCCCCGTCAAAACTAAGATTATTGGTGAAATCAACCGCGAGAAAGAAGAAGCGGCTAATCGCGTTCGTGAAGATATGAACTATCAGCTTACGGAAGAGATGCCGGAGTATCGCGCCGAGCACGAACGGATGCTGTACAGCCTTGGACTTGCCGGGTCCGCGTTTAAGAAAATATATTTTGACCCTAATCTCAAGCGCCAAGTCTCAATCTACATTCCTGCCGAGGATGTTATCGTCCCGTACGGCGCTTCGCATATTCAGTCGGCAGAGCGGGTTACGCACATTATGCGTAAAACCAAGAACGAGATTGCCAAGCTGCAAGCCGCTGAGTTTTATGTAGAAGCAGATTTAGGAGACCCCCAACCGTTCTTCTCGGATATTGAAAAGAAGAAAGCGGAAGAAGGTGGGTATGAACTAACAGACGATGACCGCTACACGCTGTATGAAATCCACGCCGATTTGATTATTGAAGGTGTGGATGAGGAAGAAGGCGACATCGAGATTGCTAAACCGTACGTTGTAACTATTGAGCGCAGCACTCAAAAAATCCTTGCCGTTCGCCGTAATTGGGACCCTGACGACCCGTTGATGCTCAAGCGCAATCACTTTGTGCATTATGTGTATGTCCCCGGTTTTGGGTTCTACGGTCTAGGTCTTATTCATATCATTGGCGGCTACGCCCGTGCGGGTACTTCCCTTATCCGTCAGTTGGTTGATGCAGGTACTTTGTCAAACCTCCCGGGCGGGTTAAAAGCCCGTGGACTCCGTATTAAAGGCGACGACACTCCGATTGGTCCGGGCGAGTTTCGTGATGTGGATATCCCTAGCGGGGCTATCAAAGACAACATCATGCCGCTCCCGTACAAGGAACCTTCGCAGGTTCTTCTGGCCCTCTTAAATCAAATCACGGATGAGGGTCGCCGCCTCGGTGCTATTAGCGATATGAACATCTCTGACATGAGCGCACAAGCTCCTGTCGGTACTACTCTTGCCCTGTTGGAACGTACTTTGAAGCCGATGGCAGCGGTGATGTCGCGAGTTCACTACGCGATGAAGATGGAGTTCAAACTCCTAAAAGAAATCATTGCTGAATACGCCCCCGAAGAATATGAGTATGTACCTGAACGTGGGGCACCACGAGCGCGCAAGCAAGATTACGGTACGGTTGATGTCATCCCCGTGTCGGACCCCAACTCCAGCACGATGGCGCAAAAAGTTGTTCAATATCAAGCCATTATGCAAATGGCGCAACAAAACCCACAGATTTATGACCTACCACAACTGCATCGTCAGATGATTGAGGTCCTTGGGGTAAAGAACGCCGATAAGTTGGTGCCAACAGCAGAGGACGCCAAACCAACAGACCCGGTGTCTGAAAATATGAATGCATTGATTGGTAAGCCGTTGAAGGCGTTCATCTATCAAGACCACGACGCGCATATTGCAACGCATATGTCGTTTATGCAGGACCCGATGATTGCTCAAACTATGGGGCAGAACCCACAAGCGAAACAGATTATGGCGTCTTTACAAGCCCATATTGCCGAGCATTTAGGCTTCTCGTATCGCAGACAGATTGAGGAACGCCTTGGCGCCCCGCTTGGCGCACCAAACGAAGAGATGCCCGAAGAGATGGAGGTCCTTCTGTCGCAGTTGGTTGCTCAAGCAGGTCAGCAGCTTACTCAACAGAATCAGCAGAAGGCAGCGATGGCACAGGCCCAACAAGCTGCACAAGACCCGGTCTTCCAGTTGCAGCAGCAAGAAGTCCAGATTAAGGCCCAAGAGGTTCAGCGCAAGGCGCAGAAGGACCAGATGGACGTGGCTATGGAGCAAGAGCGCATCAATCTTGAGAAGCAGAAGGCTGGTCTAGAAGTCCAAAAAGAAATGATGCGTACAGCCGCCCAACAAAAACAAGCCAAAGACCGAAACAAGATGGACGCACTAAAGACGCTTTCGCAACGTGAAGCGCAACAAAACAAACCGCCTACTAGGAATAAGTAACTATGGCTAAATCTGTGCTTGGTTTATTGGAAGAGAACTTTTCCGAGCGTATTGAAGCAATTAAAGACTCTGTAGCAGCCGGTAGTTCTAAAGATTATGCCGACTACAAAGAGATGTGCGGTTTGATTCGGGGTCTAGAACTTGCACGTAGAGAAGTAAAAGACCTTTCGCGTAAATTAATGGAAGAAGACAACGATGACTGAACGTGAAGACGTAGTGGAGCTTACTGATGAAGAAATGGAGGCGCAGCTTCCAAAACCAGTGGGCTACCGACTCCTCATTGCGCTACCACAGGTAGAAGAGAAGTTTGAAAGTGGTATCATCAAGGCGGACCGGACTGTGTATGAGGAAAAGATTCTCACGGTTGTTGGTCTTGTTCTTGATATGGGCGACCAAGCCTATGCGGATTCTGAACGTTTTCCTAATGGCCCTTGGTGCAAGGTCGGGGATTATGTGATGTTCCGTGCTAATACCGGTACTCGTTTTAGGTTCAACGGGGTGGAATACCGGCTTATGAATGACGACAGTATTGAAGCTGTTGTAGCCGACCCGCGTGGCG